ATTCCACACTTTCTTTCAACTAATACATCATCAATTGTTATATACATTTTTGTGTTTTTATTCATTTAAAATAAAACCTCCTAATAAAACATCTTATTTATTTGCTAATTTTTCTAATTATTATATTTATCTTTTAACCATTCATTTACCATTTCAACTGTCCAACTTTCGTTTAATATTAAGTTGTCAATCTGCCCTAGTAAGTCATAGCATATTTTTGTATATTTTTTTTCAAGTTCTTCTTCATTTAGTTTATTGTCAGATAAAATACTTACCATAGCCAATTCGTTATCTACTTCGTATGCAGTAGGATCTATTCTGTATCGTGTATCTGGGTTTTCGGTTAATTCATCACTTGACATATGTTCAATAAAACAACCCTTTGTTATTTTACCATTAAACCTAGACAGCCATGTAAGCACTTTAGTAACAGAATGGAAAATTGTTTCATCAGAAGAATCGAATTCCTCAATTATATTTACATCAAATTGCGAATTATAACTAACCCACTTTTCAGCCTTAGCTTTATCCAAAAATACTCGTCTGATTGTATAATCTGAATAACTCCCTGAGGTTATAATATATACTTTCATAATTTACTCCTCTTCCGTCGGTGGCACATTGGCATTTTTCTCGCCTATAGCCCCATTCTCGTCAAGGTCGATTTTACCCTCGTTCTCTCGCTCCATCTCTGTAATTTCTTTGTCCGGCTCATCAATAAAGGATAACAAGCCTAATCTAGTCTTATCACTTATCATTCCGGCAAAATTCATTGATGTTATTGATTCATCAAGTAAGTTCAATGGGAAATTCCTTGTCCAGATGAAATCAATGTCGGTATAAGTAATATCAGTTTCTTTAATTTTCCACATTGAAGTTAATAGTTTATACATATTCCTTAACCCTGTGTTGAATTTACGTTCGGAGGTGATACATTTACTTTCTAACCCAAACATTTTAAATTTCATTGCTATCCCGGAGATATTACCTGCAAACGCTTCATCTGTGAAGTTTACGCTTTTGGCAAAACTATAAATATTCTTTTCTATTCTGTCTAGGTGATGTTCAATTACATCATCGTTAATCTCTTTAGTAATGAACTCAACTCTTGAGTCAGGATCTGTTAGTCCGAACGCACCTGTTCTTTTAGCTAAACTCATTGTGGCTTCATCAGGCGCAAGTCCGTAAAATGCCATATAAGCAAGCCTAAACTGTTCTAATTCGGAGTTCATATCTGATAAGGTTTTATCGTATGCATCTATCAAGGCATACACTCTTTCGCAATCACCCTGTCGCTCTTTATTGTTCTTGAACTCAATCAATGGTATCCCATCAAACATATGCGGTTTTTCTGTTACGCCTTCTGCAACATAAGGGATATAAGTGGTTTTATCCGTCTTTTCATCTTTCCCACTACTGATATAGAAATAAACATTCTTATCATCATACCATTCAACATAAGTCTTTTTCTCGTCTCCATCTGTAATTTGGTAATATCTCATGGCATATTGTGGAAGTTCCAAAGAACCATCATCGACAAAAATAACTTCCCATGGTTCAATATTCATAATGGTTGCTTTGGCGTTTATGTCTATATATAATAATCTTGCTGCATAAGAACATATCGAAGCCATTTTTAAAGTTTCGCTGTCTAAATCAGCTATGTTATTACGCATATTAAAATCATCTATTATTGACATATCTTTTAAATATGCCGATTCGTTCAGTTTATCATCTTTTGTATAAGGCTCTTTTTTAATCTCATAAATAACTGGGTTTCCTAGCATATAGCCGACTTTTACATCAATTATATCAGCATCAAATGAATTGTTGACCTTGTTATTAATCTTATTTTTATCCTCAAAACTTCTTGTAAAAATAGGAACTCCGTCGGGATCTTTACTTGCTTGATACCTTTTATAATTTGCAAGCATCTTATCTTTCTTAATCATATGGTCTTTGATTAAATCATCAATAACGTTTGACATTACTGACCCTACTTTTAATCTCTGTATAATATCTGCCATAAAACTCATATTATCACTCCTTACATTATAGCTTTCATTGCTATTACTTTTCGTCCTGTCATTTCATCCTCATATGCATATCTAGTTCCATCTATAAAATGATTGTTCTTATCAACCGGCACTTTTAAAACATTGCCGTCCTTATCCTCTTTCCATTTATACTGTTGAAGTTCATTCTTAGCATTCTGGCATTTCAAATCAATAACAATCAACTGTCTTTGTAACCAGTCAATTCCAAAGTTAACTGAATCCTTGCCCTTCTTTGCACCTAATGCGTTAATCCCTAGTCGCTGTAATTCCTTAATTGACTTAGGTTCTGCGCTGTCACAAACAATATATTCTTTGCCTATTCTTTTTTTAAGTTCTTTTGCAAGTATATCATTAGTCATTTCTCGCTCAAACATATCATCTGTTATATATATTATACTCTTTTTACTGTCATAATGCGAACGTGAAAGAGCGGCAGGATCTGCGCTAAATCCAAAGTCTAAACCATTCTTATAATTATCGAATAATAGTTTTTCTTCGGTTAAATCTCTCATTTCCCAATTCTTAAATATTAAATTGCCTAATACTCCCCAGTTTCCTAATGTATAAACATCGTGATAATATTTATCATCTTCATTTTCTAATAGTGCAATATCTTGTTTTGATAGAAATTTATTATCTTTGTAAGTTGTTTTTAATATGCTTATGTTATCATCTGTATAGAAAGTCTTGTTATCGTCCCAATTTATAAAGTGTGTTTCATATATCCAATGTGATTTGAAAATAGGATTAAAGCTTAATGTTACTCTTTTTGAAAACTTAGTTTGTCCTCTTAACCTACGCTGTAATTGCTTAATATCATTCTTGGCTGTTTCTGTGGCTTCTTCGACCCATATGTCAGTTATTATTCCCTTAGTTGGTGTAATAGATTTTATCTTTTCAACATCATCAAGTCCTGCGAATAATATCTGATAACCATTTACACATGTTATACTTAAATCAGTTTTGTTTATCTTGAAATACTTAGTCAACTGCCATTGTATTATTACTTTAGTTAATTCATTGAATACTGATTTCTTGATTGTGTTCTGTACATTCCTAACTACTAAATAATTTCTGCCACCATTGCATATATCATAAATACATCTCTGCGCTAAGAATACGCTTTTCCCTGATGCTGAACCGCCATAAAATATCTGTATAGCTTTGTTGTTATTCAAATGCTCAAAGTATATATCGTTTATTATTCTCTTATCTATAGTTACATCAATCTTCATCAATTACCTCATTGAATTTGACTACAAGATTTATATCTTCGGGAACGCTTATTTCTTTTCTATCAGTCCATCCTAATTGCTTTAACGAGAATATAGCTACGCTTGGGTTTATAACATTTAATAATCCTAATCGTTCTAGTTGTGTTTCTTTTTTTTCTATACCTCTTTTTATAGTGTCGGAAAATGATTTATTTTTTTCTGCAAATGTATATAGTTGTTGCCTTCCTATTTTTGACAAATAAGCAAATTCTGAAACGATAGGTATTTCCGATTCGTCAATATACTTTTCTAGTCTTTTTCTAACTTCTTCTATGACTTCATCAGTCCATTTCATTTAGCATCCACTCCTTATGAAAATTATATAGCTCTTTATTTTTTAATATAGTATATTGTTCAATCTTTGGGTTTGTTGAATAATTACCTGAGCCAGATATTACGATATATTCATTTTTTGCTTTAATTAATGTTACTTTTGCATGAGAATTTTTTTTTATCAATTTAAAGTTATCATTTTCCTTATCTAGTTTTAGAAGTATGTCGGCTTTATCTTTCATAAGCGTTTCATAATTATCATTTGCTACTATAATTAATTTTTTAACTGTTCTTGATTCAACTAAATATTTTAGATTTATCGCCGCTTTATATGAAAGTCTATATGTTGCAATATATAATTCATCTATATATTTATATTTTTCAATTGCCCATAATATAAACACATATGGATTTATTACTTTTTGTGTCACTAATACATATAAAAAGTTTTCTTTTATCTCTTTTATTGAATTTGTAAAGTTTTTTATCTTAAACTTTTCAATCATTAAATTTTTAATAACCATGTTCTTTGTTTTAAACGCTTCATAGTTTTTACTTATTTGAACAGGCATTTTAAAATTCAAATCAACCATATAGCAACACCTCACTTATATTATACTCCTATTATATCAAATTGTAAACTTATGTCTACACTTCATGCAATGAACTTTAATTTTATTCTTGCCTATTCCTCCGGCTAATAACCCTAAGGGTCCTAATAATAAACCACCTGCGACCGCTTTACCAAATCCAAACCCTTTTTTCTCTGAAATTAATGAGGTGGATAAACATATAGGACAATAAGGTGTTCCTGCTTCATCTAACTTTCTTTTTGTTTCTTTTCGCTCTGCTTGTTGCTTTACTGCTTTTTCATGTATTTTTTTAAACATAATATCTCCTTTATAACAGTTTATTGCATCGAGTACAAAAACGTTCTTTTTCTGTCCTTTGCAATAACATTGAACAATCTAACCTTGACAACCCACTTTCGCACAAAACAATTAATGCTTCTTGATGTGTACGATTCAATCGGATTGAAAAGCAACACTCGTATATGCTTTTTTCATCACGATATTTTGCTTCTTTACACTTGCCATATTCTTTTTTTCTCCATTTTTCATAATCAGATTCATCCATAAATTTAGTTATAAACCTATTGCTTATTGAATAAAAACATGCCAATTTATTTTTATATTCTACGTCATGTATTGGCGTATATGTTAGAATTGGGTTAATCTCCATTTCATCTCTCCTTATATTTCATATTTATTTTCCTT